ACTGCGTTGAAGGCAGTGTTGGCATTTTTGTCCAATCCGTACAGTACCTTGGTCCGAAAGGGCTATGCAAGGTCTTGAAGCAACTCACTGCCCATAGGGCGTATAGTGTGGTCCACCGTTTCAATGGATTGGCAGGGGCGTTTTATGGCGACGAACAAGTATGGCACCGTGTATCCGGAGGTAGGGTCCACGTAGTAATGGATAAGGGGACGTGTTCTTGGGAACACGACGCCTGTGATTGGTTAGATGAACCATACCATTGCATTGATGAAGACGTGGATTTGATTTCCAACAATGTTTGGAATGTGGGAGAGACCTACATTTACGAGCATGTGTTGAAGCCCCTGACAAGGGAGCCGCCTAGCGTCCCCATTAGGGAGTGGCGGCCTGCGCTTTTGTCGCAAGCGCAAACCGGTTTGTTCGCGGTCCCCTCTATGTTTGCGGGGACTGTCCAGTCCGCCTTGCATTTGGATGTGGTCACGTTCAAGAAGAGTAGGATCCGTTTTTTTGGTCCGATTCTTTTGTTCTTGGCCGACACTGAACACGAGATCGTCCTTAGCAAGGATGTAGTCAGTGCCTTATCCACCTTTATGTTGGGCAAACCACGTGAAGCATCGTTGTACACGACAGCGCTGAGGAAAGCGAATCAGATGTACTCCGACATTCCCAATCTCCCTCCCTCTCATTTGCCACTTGCCGTCCTTTTCTCGGTGATGTTGGCTTTGGAGGGTAGTACGGAATTTGAGCTTCAGGTGTTGACAGAATTGTGTTACAACCAAAGAAATATGTGGGGAGCCCATGGTGATGCTGTCCGTTTCGCTCCGAGATTTAGCGTTAGTGGAAGCACCGTGGCCGCTTGTGTAGGGTCATCCGCCGTGACGGTCGGGGTGTCTCACTTTTTCCCCACTACTTTGGCATTTGGCACCACGTCGAACGTGGTTGCAGCCAATGTTTACACAACTTCCGCGTTGGTAGTTGCTAGTCATGGCGTTGCGTTGACGATCCCCCCAGTGGCGTTAGCCTGGGGCGTGTTCTCCACGGTCGCGACCTTGTGTTGGGCCTTTGACTTGCGGTTTCGGCCGTCGAGTCATGAGAGAACGATCATCACGAACACGTTTGCAAACACAGAACCTGGCGAGTTGGGCCAAGTTCCAAACCAAACCGTTACCTTTGCCTTCGCGCCCAAGTATAGTTCTATTGATGAAAAGAGAATGAAACCTGTGGCGGAAGTCAGAGAGGGGGCCTCACTCACAAAGCTACCTCCAAAGGTGCAGGCCCAAACCACCGACATGTCTCTGATTGGAATGTCGGTAGGGGGCGTAATCCCCACGTATTATCCGAATACGCGGGACGCCATGATGTCGTCGTTGTCTAATAGGGTGACCAAGGTCATCCCGTTGGCTGAAGAGGGGATTTGGGACGTCGTTCGTCGTCATTTTGAGGGAACGAGGGAACAAATAATGTACGTGCACGATACCAAGAGTCCATTCACCTTGACCGGAGAGAAGGTTAAGGAATGGGCTGTTGCTCGATACAATGTGAACCGAACAGAGGAACTCGTTAAAGTGTTCCTGGACAAAGAAGCCACAAACTTCTCCTTGACTGCAAAGGAACGGCAGGTGAAACCGTTTATCAAGAAGGAGAAACAAGTGGCTCTGGAAATCCGCCAGGGTTCGATTGTCGGTACAGAAGCAAAGGCACCACGACCAATCATGCAGCACAGTGACGCTGTGCTCGTCTTAGTCTGTCCAGTTCTTACAAGGTCTTACAACAGGAACAAGGACGCGGCTGTGGCCAGATGGAAGGAAGAAGGTGTCCTTCCAGGTATTTGTCCTCCCGGTATCAGCGGGGAGGCAATTGGCACCTGGTTGCTTGAAGTGGAGGAAAAGTTAGGCCATGATTGCATAGTGTTAGATGCAGATGGTAGTACTTGGGATGCCCACATGCAGGAGCAGCAGATGAAGGCGGCGGGTTTGCTGGTAGCGAACCATTTACGCGTGACCCCTAATAGAAGCAAGCAACTTCTATTGGACATGCCGAGACTCAAGGGCAAAAGCGCGCTCGGGGTCAAGGTAGAAGCTGGTGTAATGCTGGCAACGGGAGCTCCGTGGACCGGGACGTTCAATGGTAAGATAAATGCCGCCATGGCAACTTACCTCATGGACACCGGTGCCATGTCCCGCACACCCCTAAAGGATTCAGGTTTGGGGTCTCATTTCTTCATTATGGTCTCGGGCGATGATTTGGTTGTCATCGTCAGGAGGCAATACTGGAACCACATGTTTGCCTCGGTCTCCGACCCGCC